ACCCGCTTTTTTATACGCGGTAAAAGCGCCGGTCTCCGGGCAGGCTAAAAAGTAACCTACAGCCCCGCGCAAGTCGGACGCGCGCAAGTCGGACGCGCGCAAGTCGGCCCCGGACAGGTTGGCCCACGACAGGTTGGCCCCGGACAGGTCGGCCACGGACAGGTTGGCCCCGGACAGGTTGGCAACGCGCAAGTCGGCCCCGGACAGGGTGGCCCGCAACAGGTTGGCCCCGGACAGGTTGGCCACGGACAGGTTGGCCTTGAACAGGTTGGCCCTGAACAGGTTAGCACCGGACAGGTTGGTCTTGAACAGGTTAGCAGCGGACAGGTTGGCCCCGGACAGGTTGGCCCCGGACAGGTTGGCCCTGAACAGGTTAGCACCGGACAGGTTGGCCCTTACGCCCCCGTCTTCACCCCTGAGCCATTTCACGTGTGATTCCAGCACTTCTTTTAGTTCTTGTAGTTCCATAGCTAAAATAACTCCTTTGTGTCTTTTTCGCCAACTGCTATTTTATAAAGCGTTGGTTTATCGTACAGGTCGGAAATGTTCTCTTTTCCCGCCAGTCTCTCAACTTGCGCCGGGCTTTTTATCTTTCGCGGCTGATAGAGCTTATCACCCAAAAAGCTAAGGCGCTTTTCAACTTCTTTTTCACTTATCCATTTTCTATGCCCCGAAGTCTCCTTTTTATACACAGAATCAAAGCGCGTCCCGCTATCAATAAGGACACCAATTCTTTGCTCTACCGCGTCGAGAAAAGTTTTTATATATGAAGACATAACAAAAATATCTTCCAAACGCTCGGCGCTTAACTCCTCAGCGCCAACGCCAGCACAGCTTTTAAAGCCCCCATACATCGCATGCATTGCAGGACAGACAACAACAGCCGGGCAAAACTTGCATTTTTCAGAAACATTGTAGTTGTCGCTGTTTGCACGTATGTATTTAATCCTATTCGGCAGATCGTCGGCTGAGGTTTCAAGCGGCATTGACACCGCCCGGCGCAGTTCATCCCAATACCCCGGCTGCACAACGTGACCGGTAAAGGTAGTAACACCCGCACCCCCGAAGCCCGAATAACTTAGGACATCGGCAGAAAAGGAAAGCTGTTCATACGCGCTTTCTGAATAGTCGAAATTACCGGTCTTAAGGTCGATAATGTCTATTATTATTTCGTTCTTACCCTTTACCTTAGTTATGAGCATAGTATCGGCCTTAAATACGTTATCAACACCCAAACAGTCAAGGCGCTGTTTTCCCTCAACTACTAACTCACACTTGCCATACTTCCCGCGCTCCCGGATGAGTTTTTTAAGATACTTACCGTATTCATTTACCATAAATTTGGCATCGTCATAATACGGCGCGTCCTTTTGTACGTGATCCTTTAGTGCCTGTATGACAGTGCATTTTTTCCCGCTTGCTATGGCATTCGCGAGAGTTTCCGCAGCCGCGTGTATTGCTTTACCACGATCGGCAGCCGTCTTAAATGGGTTGTAGCGTAATTCTCTTGAGAGCCCTTCTTCCAGAGCTACAGAACCGGGACACGCCATAGCGCGCCCGACCATAGATGCAGTTAATTTCATTTATTTTATTCTCCTTTTGATTTTTTATTATTTTTAGCGGTTTTTTACTTGTACCGGCATTAGAATATATCGCAGATTTTCCACTAATTCCATAAGCACAGGCGAGAGCGGCCCCTGCACATATACGTTAAAAGGATCATCCGCGTATGTGAGTACATCTAAATACATAGGATTGATACACACACCGCGCTGCGCGAGTTCATACAACAGCTTACCAGTGTTTTGACCGTTTATGAGCTTATTTTTACCCGCGTTGCCTGATCCTGTAAATATATTCTCGGGGTCTACCTTTTCAGGGTCTGGCATAATTTTACTAAAGTCGGGAAAGCTAAATTCATCCGCGCTATGAAAGTTTAAGTCTATTTCAGATGATTTGCTTGATACGACTTTGTAAAACCCGTCCTTTTCACCCGCGAAATTTTCACATGTAAACACTACCAAACGGCGCGAGTCTGAAGCGGAAAAGATAGCCCCTTCTTTGTAGATAAATTCAAATACCGGTTTTACTCCCTTTTCGTCCCGGCATAGATCAAGGATTTTGAAGCCTTTAAACTCGTCTTGCTGCTTGCTGATTTCAATCATTTGTTTTTTCTCCTTAACTTTTTGTTATAAGAAGACAATATACACGGTTGCCCTATTAGTCAACCGCTTTTATAAAAATTATAGAAAAAAAGTATAATTTTTTATGCTATACTTTATTTTTATGCTTGACCATAACGCCCGCTTTGCCTATAGTACTACTATGATGTTACAATCATAAATCAAATTTAATCACAGAGGTGATACAATGAGCAAAAAAACGAGCCGTTTGAGACTGGACAACGTGAGGGTAGTATATCCGTCATTGGATAAGCCAGCCAGCTTTGCGGGGCAAACAGAAGAGCAAGCAAAGTACGGAATTAAGTTCCTCGTCCCAAAAGGCGACAAAGCAGTCATTGACAACATAAAGGCTTTTTTAAAAGCAAATGTTGACAACGTGGATAAGTGGTCAAAGACCGCGAAAGCGCAAGTGTACAAAACCGCTATTGACCAAGACCCGTATAATGATAACTGTGTTATCAAAGACGGCGACAAAATCAATGCGCGCAGACTGGATGAGGAAAAAGAAGCAGTTGCAGCATACGAGGGTCATATTGTTATCGGCGCTAACCGCAATCAAAAAAAAGGCCCCCCTGTTGTTGTTGATCGTAACAACGAGCCTATAGACAAGGGTCTTATCGCGGGCGAAATCGTTTCCGGCTACTGGGTAAACGCGTATGTTGATGCGTATTGTTACAACAAGCCAAAAAACGGGATTACTCTGTCACTGTATGCAGTACAAAAAGTAAAAGAAGATGAGGTTTTTGGGCAGCCATCCCCTTTTGACGTAGTTGAGGGAGACGACGAAGAAGAAGACGAGCCTACTTTTGGCTAGGCACACCACGCCGCCCTTATGGGCGGCTAACTTTTTAAGGCGGGGCATGAGTGAAACTAAAAAAGATTTTCATACTTTTCGGCGCAGTGTTGCTTGCCTCTTTTGTCGTACACATATACTGCGCCGTTTCGTTATTTCTTTTGGGGCAAGACTGGCGGACGCTACTGCTGCCATTTTTAGGCGCGCTTTTTACCGGCGTTTTAGTGATAACGTTTTGTGATTTTATAACGCGTATGAAAGCATAATCACAAAATTTAGCAAAAATAATAATAGGAGAATAAAAAAAATGTTTAAAATAGACAAGGATAAGCCACAACCATTAAAGACAGACGAAAAAGCACCGGAGTTATTAGAAATAATAATAAAAGACAAAGAAACAGGCGAGGAGTTTATGAGAGAGGTCGTTCTTCAAAAACACTTTTCAACTGGTTCTGTTGGTTACTATGTCGGCGGCAAAATGACAAATCCTCAAAGTGGGGAACGTTACCAAGTTTCATGTAATATCGCTTTAATAGGTTCAAAACCTAAAAAATAGCACATCACATAATTTAGTGAAAGTGAATTATTAATGTAAAAAGAGAGGACAAAACAAATGATTGAATTTAACGATGGCGATTGTACAGGTTGCGGGCAGTGTGTTGAGTATTGCACAGGGGCCGCGTTTATACCAGAACCGGGATACGGGGTGCGCTTTATCGAGGCTAAATGCCTGCTCTGTGATAGATGTGAAGTATCTGATATATGTCCGGGTGACGCGGTAAAACAAAAGTAAAAAAGGAGGAGTAAAACGAATGAAGACACAGAAAAGAAAAAAGGTGCTGCGCCACTTGGAACTTACAGCAGATGAATCAAAGACCTTAAGTCGCCAAATATGCGAGATTAAAAAGGCGCTTCGTCCCCGCGTTCGGGCGACAAACGCAGAAGTCCTCTCAAGGCTTGTTATGTACGCCCTTCATAACGAAGAGGTCCTTCATAATGTATATACTGACATCATAGAGGACGCAAAAGAAGAGATACAACAGCGGGCAAGGGGGCAGGAGTGAAACCGACCTTGCGAGCCGATCAACAAAAAGGAGTAGAATTCTTACAGGGCGTATTTGAGAAACATAAAGGCGCGCTGTGTGCTGATATTATGGGGCTTGGTAAGACTGCGCAAGCTATACACCTTATAAAGATGCGAGCAAGTTTTGATATGCCTGTATGTATCGCCGCCCCCGCTTATTTAGTGTATAACTGGCTTGACGAGCTTGAACTCTGGGGGTGCAAAAGTGACGTGTGCGTTATTGACAGTAAAAAGCAAGTGCTTCATGACGCCGAAATTTATATAGGCTCATACAACATGCTTGCAAGTGACGCGATACACAAGCAGCTATTAAAAAAGACGTTTTCTCTTTTGTGTTGTGATGAGGCGCACACTTTCCGAACGTGGAACTCTATACGGTCAAGGCGGTTGCTTGGAACCTTCCAGAATAAGAAAAGTAATCTTTTGTACCGGTCAAAAAATGCGTTGTTACTCACAGGAACCCCTATTGTCAACAGTGTTGAGGACATCTACAATATAGTAGTCCGCATAGCTCCGGAAGTTTTACGGAAGTATGATAAAATGTCGTTTCTTGCTGGATTTGCGGGGTTCTTGCAATACTCGCCGTATGGGGTAAAGCCTGTAGGCGTGAAAAATGAAAAGCAGTTACACAAAATCTTATCGAGTGTCATGCTTCGCCGATCAGAAATTCCCGGCATAAAAGAGGTCACCCCGGCGCGCATACCGTTGCAGCTTAAAGGGGCAAAGCTAAAAAAGTTCATGAAAGAGGAAAATGACTTTTTACAGCGGTACAGCATAGAAGTTGAGGACATCTTAAAGGGGCAGGATAGTAACACCCCGGCAGCGTGTGAATTTGCGGCACTTAGGACACAAACGGCGCTGCATAAAATTCCGCTCATACTTCCGGCGATAGTTGATGCGTATGAGTGCGGAATTAGGCCGGTAGTCTATTGCTGGCATAAAGCAGTTCAAGAGGCGCTGTTTACCGAGCTCGACAGAAAATGTAAAGGTGCAGATATTGCGATAGTAAACGGCACACAAAGCCCTAAGTGCCGGGCGGGTATTGTTAAAAAATACCAAGCGGGTGAAATTGATATACTTTTGCCAACTATCGGCGCACTTAAAGAAGGCGTGAATCTGACAGAAGGGCGGTTGGTTATTTTTGTTGAGTTACCGTATACGCCCGCGGAAGTTGATCAAGTTATCGCCCGGTTTAATAGGACAGGTCAAAAGGGGTTAGTAGTTGCAAAAATGTTTTATTTTAAGGACGGAATTGATGCGTATATCATGCGATTACTCGACAGGAAGCGTGACGTTATACAAAAAAGTTTAAGAGATACGCAGTTTAAAAAGGAGGCGTGAAAGATGGAAAAAATAATACAGATACAGACAGATTTAACTCCAGAAGAAACAAACGAACAGGGGGTTGTTATAAAATACAGTGTTATGATAACCGCGCTTACTAATTACGGTAGAGTGCTGCAAAAGACATATGCAGGAAACTGGAACGAAGTAGAAACAAAATCTTTTAAAAAGAAGGCGTAACCAATGGAAAGATTTATGGTAGGGGGAGGAAATGCTTGAAAGAACTAACCAACCGGAAGAAAAAAACATCGTCTCACACCCGTCACATTATACCGATGTTGTGCCGGGTATAGAGTGCATTGAGGTTACACGCCACTTTAATTTTTGCCGTGGGAACGCCATAAAATATATTTGGCGCGCGGGGCGTAAAGACCCGTCAAAAGAAATTGAAGACCTTAGAAAAGCGCGGGAGTATATCGATATTGAAATCGGTCGACTTGAGCAAGAACGATATGAAAGGGAGGAAGAATAAAAATGGAAATACAAGAAATCGCAATAAGAGCAAAGAAAATAATAGAACACTACGGGCCTATACACCAACGCAACAAATTATTAGAAGAGCTTGACGAACTTGAAAACGCAATAGAAAAAGAGGACAGCCAAAACATAACAGAAGAGTCGGCGGATTGCTTTTTAGTACTGCTCCAACTTTATTTGATTGATGATAACATGAGACGTGTGACAAGATATAAGGCTGACAGGACAATTGCGCAAATGACGGAGGAAGGCGAAAAATGAAAGAATGGAAACGGGAAAACTGTACTAGTTGTAACAGTGACTTGTCGGGCGTATCCGGTAGATCGCAAAGCGGCGGCGTAATTTTTAAAATCTGCCCGCGATGCGGGGGAGTGAACTTTTTCGACGCTTTAAGCGAAAAATTGGTCTCAAATGATACCAAAATGAGCGAAAAAGATTAAAATTAGAATAAGAAAGGAGAATACGGAAAGATGAAAATTTGGCAATACAAACAGATAGACCCGACGGACTCCGAATGGGATGCTTACGAGATCATAGAGTGGTATGGGCCGAATGATGACGATTACAAATACGTATCGACTCATGTAGTAAATGAATCAGACGCCCGCTTAATGACAACAGCGCCGGAAATGCTTGATTGCTTGATTAACGCTATAAAAACACAAAAAGAATGGGTGAACGTCTGTAATTCGTTAACCGAGAAAGCCGGGGTGGATAATCAAGAACCTAAAAGCTGGAAAAAAGAAGTTAATCAAGAAATCTTGAAGACTATCGAAAAAGCAACCGGAAAAACTATTGAAGAGGTGTTGAAAGATGAAAGCTGAACTCATAGACATAAAACTTGTAAAAATACACCCGGAGCTAGACGAGCACTTTAAACGGGATGAAACCACTGTTGAGAACCTTAGAAAATCGATGGAAAAAAGGGGCTTCGACAAGAAACACCCGCTTATTATCTGGGAAGAGACCGGGTATTTAGTAGACGGACACACCCGCCGGGAAGCGGCAAGACGCGCGGGGATAAGCTACGCTCCCGCCATATTTGAAAGTTTCGCCTCTATAGAGGACGTGAAAGCCTATATGGACAGGACACAGTACCACCGCCGGAACTTGTCACAGCGCGACCGGGTGGAATTACTGCAAAGAGACGCGGCTTATGAGGCAGCAAAAAACAAAAAGCAGTACATAGTTGATCACATGGGGATAAGTCCAGCCAGCGCCGCGCGGATTATGGCAATCCTTCGGGATCCTGAAAAGCTTCGGGCGCTTATGGCGGGTGAAGCCATATCAAGCGGTAAACGGGCCAAAAAGAAAGAAGATATACAAGACCCTTCAGAGGGCGAAAAAAGCCCCGTAGAGGCGCTCTCGGAGGCTCTCAGAGCCTATCAGGAGGCAACGGGGGAGAAGCTGACACCGCGGAAGATTAAGGAATTGCTTAGATAGCCGGGAGAAACCCCGGCTTATTTTTTTATTTAATACTCTCTGTAAAGGTACTCAGGCGGGCTTATTCTCTTATCATATCGAGAAATTTCGTTCCTAACCTCGATAAAAGGAATGTCGCGATTTAAGTAATCAGCGATAGCCGGGTTGTCGTCCATCCCGCACTTTAAGCAAGAATACCAATCTATAATGCGGGTTAGCTGCCGAAAACCACACTCTCTGCATTCATAAAGACAAAGATCGTCCTCATTGGCAAAGCCGAGTTCTGTTAATAAAAAGCAGCCCTCCTTGTCTTGTTCGAAGAGCTTGAACTTATCAATCCGCTCATTATGAGCGCCCTTAACTTCAATGTAGTTATCTAATTCATACAAATAAAAATCCGGGACGTACAGACGCCCATCAGATAGTTTTATGGTATGCGGCTCGTATAGCCACTTAAACCCGAGAAAATCAAGATAATAAGCCGCTTGCGCCTCAAGGCGTGAGCGAAACATAACACCTTTATATGGCGTTTCTTTGGCGATTATTTCCATTTAAAATACTCCTCCCTCTGATTGATCAAGCGCGTTCTCACGAATGCGCAATAGATAAATATCCCTATCGCGGTTTTTCGGGTCTTCTGCCGTTGGGATATCATGCTGTACCAAAAGCAATTTCAAACTCTTCTTACGAAATCTCAAATTATTCGTATAGCCCCGGTAGTCCTCCAAAAGTGACATAATCGAATCGGCGTCTTTGGGATCCTCGACCTGTTCACACCGATCTTCAAACCACTGGACAAAGGTGTCCTCATCATCTAAATATTCACGGCTTGCCGCGTCCACAATAGAGCAAGACGGCAAAACCCGCCCGCTTTCAGACCACATTTTCGCGCCCGCGATAAGCCAGTTTAACACTCCGCTTGACTCAAGTTTTAATTTATCCGTTAACTCTCTATCCTGTTGTGCTTCGGGAACGGAAAAAGAAAACGGAATGAGCTTTATACGGTCGCGCGTGGCCTTATCTACATGTGTAATTATAGGCTTGTGATTCGTAATAAGCACAGGTTTAAACGTCGGTACAAACTTAAATTTAGATCGGTGCTTACGTTCACATTCGGTCACGTCCCCGCCGGTAAGCACCTTTACCAGTGACATATTAAGCCGCGCATTTTGCTCTGATTCGTTGGCGACTATAAACCGTTTGCCGGGAAAGTCAGATAGGGCGAAGCGGTTAGTATTGCCCTCACGGCTTGCAAGGTCTTGCGTAAAACATACCCCGGCGTAGTCCCCGAGAATGTGCATCATGACGTTTATCAGCGTGCTCTTACCGTTTGCCCCCGTTCCGTAAAATATCGGAAAAATACGGTCGCCTGTTGTACCTTTTAACGCGCTACCGAGAAAACATTGAACCCACTGTATAAGCTCTGCGTTGCCTTCAAATATTTGATCAAGAAATTTTTCCCAAATAGGACACAATGCTTCTGGTTTATAGTCTGTATTACATGAATATGTTGAATAGTGGGCGTAATCAAACGGTATGGGCTTAAATGTATCAAGGTCAAACGCGGTATTTTTAAAGTTTATAAGGCTATGCCGCGAATTCATCATAGGAAAGCGCCCGGCGGTGTCCTCTTCTGCGGCGGCAAATCCCTTTTTATCCTTTAAGAAATCAAGCGCGGCGGTTATATAATTAGCATTTAGCATCGAGTTTTGTTGCTGGACACAGCGGCCGTATACTTTTTCCCGACCTTTTTCTGTAAGCTGCGCGGAGGATAGTTTTTCAGTTTCTAAAGGATATTTGTCCTTAATAATACGCGACACCGTGGAAAGCGGTTTTACAATATTATCGATCCAGCGTTTCCCGTTAAAAACGAACCACGAGGCCGAATTTATGTTGTATATTATACGCCCGCTTGGCAGATACCGCGCGACCCGTTCGCTTAAGCCCTCTTGATTTGGCGGGAATACTTCAATATTTTCATGTTGTTTCCTGATAGAATCACGCCATTCAATTATTTTATCGGCTTCTTTTTCAAAATCCCTATCGCCGGTGTAGGATAAACGCGGGAACTCTAATAGGACTTTCTCCTTTATTACAGATTTTGTATGTCCTTGGCAGAATAAAGAGCAGATAAGTGTTTTTAAGTGGTCGTGCCGCCCGCCCTCTTCGACCGGCGGGAGCTCCTCAATTGCTTTTTTGTATTGCGGCGAGTTCTCCCAACGGTGATTTATACGAACATTTTCGACCGCGTATCTGTTTGTATAATCTGCGTGTACAATCTCATAATGCAGCCCTTTATGCGGCTTGTTTTTTCTTACCGCTGTATACGGGAGTCGCATCCACCGCCCCGGATTGTTTATTGATGTATCTGAGTGATAGTATTTTATAAGCGTTTCCATTGTGTCGCGCCAAAGGTCAAAATCGTCTGTCTCAGTAATGAACCAGTATACATGGTGACCTTTTTTGTCTTGACGGGAGGCGATAACTGTAGGCTCAAGTGGGAAATCTTCGGGGAGGGGCCCGTTGTCTATGTCAATCCATACAGCATTAGGGGCGCTGACGTTGTTATCACATATAGAATAATCTACGGTTGGACTGTATTCTTCCAATTCTTTAATCTCATAAATCGCGTTGCCCTGTTCATCCGTACCTATTTTATGCGATAGTGAGAAAACGGTATTAGGAATATAGTATACATTCTTATTCTGATCGTTAGCCTTTAATAGTATGTCTCTTGCCACGTCAAAAGAGGGCGCGAGCTTCGCGAAAAACCCATCTTTTTTGCCCGGTAGCGTGTAGACAAACGGCGCGCCGGACAGTAATTGCCGGTAAAATTCCGATACTTTTTCCTGTTGTTGATGTAATATATGCGATTTTTCTGCCATAGATACCTCGAGTACTGCAATATTTTCTCACAAAAGACACTTTTATTTTTACTTTGTCAATGTATTTTTTTCTGTGTTTTGTGAAAAACTGGTTTAAACTTTCCACAAAACACAAAATCCACAAAATAACCTATTACTATCTATAGAGAATATTTTTTTTTCCTTAGAGAAAAAAGCAGTCAAAGCGTGGTTTTTGTGTTTTGTGGAAAAACGCGGGAAGGCGGGAGTACCAACCCGCCCGGACGGGCTTACAATAACTATGCCGATTTTGGGGTATTTTTCGCAGGCTGCCGGAGGGGGCGGAAACGCCACTTAATCCAGCGCTAACCTAATTATATAAGGATTTAAGGTAGATAAACTTAATTAAATAAAGTGGAAAGTTTCTTTTGCTTAATAAAATTAGGTTTAGCAGGCTTTCTCCTTAAATAAATAACGTCCGGCTTACACGCGGGGGGTTCCTTGATAAAAAAATTAAAAAATATAACAAAAAAGTTATAAAAACGCTTGACAAAGTATAACAATATAGTTATATTATATACATAACAAAGACAAGGAGAAACGAAAGATGAAAACAACAAAGGAAATGAAAAAGTCAATAGCAGAATATTTTGCGAGCTTACCAAACAGAGAAAAAAGCCCTTCATGTTGCCTTGATAAAATTGGCCGTAAATACGTGCATTTTTACAGCTTGTGCGAAGGCGCAAAAAATTACAGGTACTCAATAGAGTATGTATACAATAACATGATAGCAGATATGTATATGTAGTTACCAAAAGCCGGGGTCTCTACCCCGGCAAAGGAAATATTATGATCAATAATTATGTCGATTATGTAAGCACCGAGAAGGAGCTTAAAGATTTTTTAAGAAGAGAGATACAGGATTATACAGCCGATGCCGGGAGTCCTGAGAAGTTGTCAAAAGACTTAGGTAAATCAAAAATGGCGGTGAGGATGGCATTACAGCGAAACAGTTTGAGCGGGCTTAAGGCGCTGTACCTCGAATGTCGTAAAAAATTACAGAATCCGCTTGACAAAAGCTGAATAGGCAGTATATTGAATAATACTCCTTGGCTTAAGTAGTTGTGACAGTCTTTCTGATCGTTCTGGAATAGCCCCTCTTTACTGGTAAGGGAGTAAAGAGGGGTTTTTTTATCGTTCTTCGGACTCTAATTTCTCACGGTCTCTTTTTAACATCCGGTTATTGTCAGGGATATTGTAAATCACCACGTCACCACGCTCAATACCTTCATGTTCGATAACTGTTTTAGGATTCCAGCGCCCTTTCCGTTGTGTTGATAGGATATACTCAGCAGCCCGGACATCCGGCGGCAGCTCTTCTTCGACCACGGTTTTTTGGATAGGCTCGCCTTTGCTTTTAAAGGCTAACTCCTTTTTAATTCTCATTCCGGTAGCACGCTCATAGAGGGAGTCAATAACCTCCTCATTTTTATACTCTCTCCCGGCCTCTCTGGCGGCTTTGAGATCGTCTTTAAATTTTTGATCTATGTTACCCCAGTCATAGATCGTTTTTCTGTCCGTTTGTGTGAGTTCCGCTATCTCTTCGAGCGTGTAGCCGAGAGATGCTTGATGTACTATGATTTTCTTTACTTTATCCTTAGCGAGTTTAGTTGCCTCTTTCTTTATGTCCCGTGCTCTGGAAACCCTCTTTTTTACCGGCGGCTTTTTTACTGCTTTTTTAATAGCCATTACTCGCCCCCTAACATTTTTTTAATAGCGGCTTCTCGCTTATCCAGCGATTCAAGCGCGTTTAAGAGTTTATCTTTATCGACGAGTCCCGCGTTGACATCCGCCGCGACAATCTGCGCAACCGCGGCAGACGAGCGCAGGAAATCCGCGAGGATGCCTATTTCCTCAGTTTGTAGTGTTTTCATTATGCCCCCTTACTTTTTCAATAAAATTACTTGACATATCATAATATACTGTTTACCTTACAAGTGTCTATTCATTTTTTTACCCCGGGGTAACAATGAGCCAAGAATTAACGCTCGATAGAGCAGCAGTCAAGGGCAAGGTTGAAAAGACCCCCGAAGGCTACTTGAAAATTGATGCCGTTGTCACCCGCCCGGGGGTGTTTACCTATATGGTGGACGGCAAGTCCCACCGCCGCTATTGCCCGCCAGAAGTCGTTTACGATTCCGCCGCTCTTGATACCCTGAAACTAAAGCCTGTTGTCGCGGGTCACCCGTACACCGAGCCCGGTCAAATGATACACGCCGACAATTTTCGTAAACTCGCAGCAGGGTGGACAGGTGAAAATGTAAGGCGTCACGAGGGCGATATAATGGCATCATTTTTAGTAACTGCTTCTGACGCTATTAAGCGGGTTGAGAGTAAAGAGCTAAAAGAACTCTCCTGCGGGTATCTTACAGAAATTGACTGGACCCCCGGCACAACGCCAGAGGGCGAGAAGTACGACAGTAAACAAACTAAACGAATCTATAATCATTTATCTCTTGAAAAGTCCGGGCGTGTTGGTAACGCCATTATTGCGCTTGATAGCGGTCTGGACGCGGACGGAGTATCGTATGAAATTACGAATGATAACGATATTACAACAGAGGTACAATCTATGGCAACGATAACACGCGGGGGCGTGTCCTATGAAGTCCCCGAAAGTTTTGTCCCGGTGTATCAGGGCATGCAATCCGCCCTTGATGCCGCCGAGACCAAAGAGAAGGAATTATCCGCGAAAGTATCAGAACTTCAAGCAACAGCCGACAATCTGATTGCGGATAACGGAAAGCTCAAAACCGAGCTTGACAGCGCAAGCGGCGCAGATGAAGAGGCAATCAAAACGCAAGCTAAGGAATTAGCGGCGCTGTATGCAGTTGCTTCCGAGACTGGACTTGATGCAAAGGATTATGAGGAAAAAAGCGCGGCTGAAATCAAGCGGGCGATTTGTGAGAAAAAGCAGCCCGAGGTCAGTCTTGACGGCAAAGATGAGGCGTATATAAACGCAGCGTTTGATTATGTCTCAAAGCTAAAGGCCAAAGGCAAGACAGCAACAACGATAGTCGTGCCATCGCTTGATAAAGCTGAGGACAAAGCAGAAGCCGCCAGAAGCGGAATGATTAACCGGCTTACCGGTAGGGAGGACAAATAAGTATGGCTTATACAAACGATTTTGATCTATACCAGCCGGGACAGCATGTTGATTCTGGCAACAAGCGCGCGGAGTCTTACAGCAACGTAGACGCGAGCGCGCTTCAATTCGGGCGTGGTGTTGCACTTGACCGCTCGCCTAATGCTGATAAGGCAGTACGAAATTTTTATCAGGAAATTGCTACTGTTACATACGACGCGGATTTTGTAACGTCAAATAGTATTGCGTTTTCTGTGAACGGCGCGGCGATTACGCCGGTTGTGTTTGACACGGATCAAGCAACAACAAAAGCGGCTCTTGTTGCCGCAATTGATGCGCTTACAGGCGTATCTTGCGTTGCTGGCGCCGGACGCGTTATTGTTGTAACTCGTCGGGTTCTCCCAGCAGAGGACAGCGCGGACATCGCGATTGAAACGGAAGTAACCCTTGGCGGTTCGCAGGCTTCTGCATCGACTGTCTATTCCACGGATCAAGTGTTCGGCGGAATCTGTATGCTAAAACAAAACGAGGATGGCGAAATTGCACAGTATGAAGTCAACTCATACGGCACACAAGGCGTCTTTGCGGGCGAGCTTGTGACAGGTCAAGACCCAGCAATCGGGGGTTCCGTGTATGTTGTTTCTACGGGCGCTAACCGTGGTAAGTTTACCACTGTTGACGATGCAACCACTGAGGCCGTAAGCGGCGCAGTTTTCAAGGGGTACGCGGTTACTATCAATAGTAAACTGCTTGCGCCGATTGAATTTAACAGACCGTAAGCGAGGTATACAAAAAAATGTCAAAAACATTTAATAAATTATTAAACTCTGATCTTGTCGCCGAGCTTGACGCGTCAAACACTATGTTTTTAGAGACAGAGCTTGAACGCGTCGAGACAGAGATCTATGACGCGCAGTTTGCAGAAATGCAATATATGGATATTCTGCCTATGGACGTGTCAAACGATCCGGGCGCAGAATCGATTACATACCGTACAGCAACTAAAACAGGCCGCGCGAAGCTTATCAATTCATACAGTGATGACCTTCCGAATGTGTCAAAATTTTTGGAAAAAGTTACTCGTCCTGTGTACACCGTTGGCGATGCGTATGAATATGGTTGGGACGACATCGACAAAGCCGCGCGCAATGGCTGGAATCTGCCGTCTGATATGGGTATAACAGCCCGCGAAGCCGTAGAACGCGAGATCGATAACGTTATGCTTCTCGGTGATTCCGCTCGTGGCATTGAGGGCTTTTTCAACCTCTCAGGCGCGCAGTCTTACACCGTGCCTAATAACGGTACAGGAGCAAGTAAATTATGGTCTGCTAAAACTGCTGATCAGATAATAGATGATATTAACATGATGATTGCACAAGTACCAGAACAGACCGGCGGTGTTGAGATGGTTACTGATATTTGTCTCCCTATAGAGCAGTATCAGTATATCGCGAGCACTCCGCGCGCGTCAAACTCTGATACTACTATTTTGCAGTTTATCCTTGGCGTGCATCCTGGCCTTACCGTCCGTCAGGCGGTAAAACTTGGCGGCATTTTGGGCAGTGGTAACGGCGAGCGTATGATCGGATACAGACGCGACCGCCGCAAGGTAAAAGGTGACATTACGTATGCTTTCAGACAGCTCCCAGCACAGGAAGTGAACCTTGCGTTCAAAGTTCCTTGTGTTTCTAAGATCGGCGGCGTTGTTGCTCAATATCCAATGTCTATCATTTACGCTGACGGTATTTAAGAGATATTATTCAAACCACCTTCAACTTCTCCGTATGCCTCGGCGGGCTCGTCCCCGCCGGGGACTTTTTAAAAAAGGATGCGAAGCATGAGTAAAACGATAACAGTAAAGTACAACGGAAACAAAGTACCAGTATTTGCTAAAAAAGCAGTATACCCGGGCGTGAATGAAATTGACGCGGCTCAATTTACCGCTCATATAAACACACCTACCGGACAGGCAGAACTTAAGCGTGGCGAGTGGGAAATTATAACCGACAAGACAGGCTCTGATAAGATTGAAGAAAAAACCTTCTTTGATTTTCCGGTTGCCAAACAAAAGGAACTTATCTTGGAAACCATGGATCTTGCTTACTTGTCTGACATCCGTGACGCCAAGGAAGTTTCGAAGTCTGTTAAGGGCGCGGCTATCGACCGTATAGCAGAGCTTGAAAGAGAGTTTTCCGCCGAAGAGGAAGAATAACAATGACCGCCCTCGCCTATTTTAACATGTTCCCAGAGTTTACGGCGCTTTCAGATGATACAAAAAACGCGCTTATCTCACAGGCATCGGCGTGTCTTGATACGTCCTTATTTTGTGTCGAGTCTGGGTATGTTATCGCGTTATACGCGGCGCACATGGCAACACTAACGTCAGTCCGCGCGGTAAACGGGGGCGGGCCTATTACGTCGATTCGAGAGGGTGACCTATCCATCTCTTTTGGTACCTTTAAAAGTAATAGTTCACTTGGGCAGACTTCTTACGGTAACGTCTTGTTGCAGCTTATGAAATCTGCAGGCGCCGGAATCGCTATGGATGTTATTTGATATGTCAAAACGGGTTGTCATAAAAGATAGGGGTTGGAAAGAGATAAAAAAACGCTTTCCAGAGCTTGACGGTGCGGGCGTGAAAGTTGGCGTTACCGCCGATGCCGGAAGTTATACCGGGGGTGTATCTTTGGCGCTTGTTGCGGCGGTGCTGCACTATGGCCGTGACGGGTCTGTTAAGAAATGGCCGTTTATACGAAACGGCATAGCGAAAGGAAAAAGCAAACTGGATAAACTACGAATCGAACTTATTAAGCAGTATATCACGGACGGGGTCTCACTTGATACCCTGCTTAACAAGCTCGGGCTCTTGGGAAAGTCCTTGATACAAAAAGAGATTAAGACTGTGACAAGCCCGGCATTATCGGAAACAACAATGCTTAGGAAAAAATCAACTAAGCCGCTTATCGATTCCGGGCAGTTGTTAAACAGCATTGACTATGAGGTCAAGAAATAATGGCTAATAGAATAACAAAAATACCTATAATAGATACTGACTGGACGCTTATTTTATCCAACGCGAATGGGGGGTTTTTCCGTAATTTGAATTATGAAGAGAGTGACATTTTTATTCGTATAGTAGATACAGGCGATACCGCCCCTGCCGCGTCCTCCGCAATAGCTGATACAGACTTACTTCTTTTTGACAGTTTTTGTGATACAAAGTTAGAGCTTGGCGGTGACCCGGTCGATGTATACGCTCGCATGGCTGAGGGGACTGGCTCAATTGCGAGGCTCGCATGAGTGATAAAATAAAAAAGATAGGGTATTCGCTACCCGGCGGTAGCGGCTCGGGTGATATGACTCAAGCTGTTTATGACCCTGCCGGTAAAGCTGAACAAGTTCTGACTATTTCCGATTTGTCAGAAATTACAAACGTTGTAACCACAACCGAAAGCACATTGCAAGATTACATTGATAATGTATGGTCCTCAGGTGATATAGCAATAGGTGACGTTGTAATTATAGATACTTCTGGAACTCCTGAACATTACATGCTTACAGCTAACGATGGCGGCACAGCAACAGACTACTCACTAATAACAGCAACCTCACACTCCGAGTTATCAGATATTGAACTTGCGGCATCAGGAGTAACAAACGGTCATATTGATGACCAAGCGCAGACGATTGCAGGGGCTAAGACGTTTAGTGACAAGCTATCCTCAAATACGACGCTAACTATTCCAATTGAAATTGATTCAACCCAAAATCAAGCGTACATAAGGCTTGATACAACCGGCGCAAGCAATGTTTTATTTGGTAACTACTTAGGTAATACTTTCTTCCAAAGTCCAGCGGGTAAAGAAATTCAATTTTGGACAAATAATGGCGCAAACAAATCGTTAACATTGGCAGACGACGGAAGCGCTATATTCATACCAGAAACTGATTCAACAACGGCTTTCCAACTAAAAGATGCTTCTGGAAATGCTGATTTTAATTATGATTCAACAAATGGTAGGATTGGTTTGGGTACTATAAATCCACAAACCGCATTGCATCTATACAGTACCTCAAACACCTTCGCAAGATTTGAAAGCTCCCTTTATTCGGCAGGCTTCACTTTTGTTTCAGGTGCGACCACAAAAGGTATATTAATTTATGATTATATAAACGACTGTATAAATCTTTCACATTCAGAAAGTGGAATAGCAGGACTTTCACAAGTCAACATAAAAGAAGGTAATTTAGGAATAGGAACAGCAACCCCAGCAAACAAGTTGCATATTATCGGGGGTAGCGGAGCGATACGACTTGAAACAGCTACGGCAGATAGCACTAATAAATACGGTCGCATATTGGTTGGGCATTACCTTAATGCAGAAGAGCCTTTTTTAGCCTTTTCGGGGGGCTCTCTAAATGGTAATAACATCGCGTTTATAGGCGGCACGTCGTCTACTTATAATACTGCAACTCAAGTAAGATTTTATACTGCTTCGAATTATACCACATTAACCGGAACTGAAAGAATGCGTCTTGACGGCTCTGGGCGGTTAGGCATTGGCACAGATACCGCGCTTTCACGGCTTGACGTTTCTGACGGTGGATTAGGTGTAACAATTGGAGCTGATTCACTTTCTACGACAAGAACAGACACAACAAATAAAAATGCAAGAATAGGGTTTGCACACTATACAAACGCAGAAGAGCCATTTACTGGTTTAGTAGGTATTTCAAACAGTACAGATAATATCCTTTATGTCGGCGGTGGCTCGTCAATACAAAACTCTGCAACTTCGATAAGGTTTTATACTTACGCAACTAACGCACAGACAACTGGGACTGAAAGAATGCGGATTGATGGGGATGGGGATGTAGGAATTGGCACACCAAGTCCGACAAGCCCATCGTCCTTTTCAAGATTTTTAAATATACACGGTACAACAGACGCATCATTAGAATTGTCGGGAAGTAGTTTAACTGAAAGCTGGACTGTAGGCGCCACCGCAAATGGTTTCCAGATAAGAGATGATGGAACAGAAAAATTCACAATAGATACGTCTGGTGACGCTTGGTTTATAGGTGATGTTTCAGCTTTATCATTCACAGATAGAACGCCCTACCCTGAAAGTACAGAGCTCGCTATAGAGGCTGTAAAAAGTGTTCAAAGGATACCTAAGGGTTATGACAAAAATAATAAAGAAAAACAACTTGACCATGACAAATTGCACCCATTTTTACGAGGAAGCGGTAAAAACCCGGGCAGGGATATGTCTGCTAATATTTCTTGTAACACGGAAATTATTAAATACTTGCTTGATGTAATAGATGGATTAAACAAAGACATTGATCTATTATATAGACAAAAAGGCGAAGTCAGGCCGTCGCAACAACACAAGCCAAAAAACTTTTTTAAAAGGATTTTTGGATGAATTACAACATACAACTAAATCAAGGTGAATTACAGCTTGTTGTAAATGCGTTGTTGGAAGTACCGGCGAAGCACTCATATGCAGTTATAGGTACGATAAAACAGCAAGCGGAAGAGCAGGAAAACGCGCAAAGAGAAAAAGTTGAAGAAATAAAAAATAAAAAATGAGGCGGATAAATGGTAAGTATGTGGGCAACTATTATAGGTCTATCACTAACGCTAACTGGCGCGGTTGTCACTGTGACAGCGTTTATTATAACCATGAAAGGCGATATTAAAGCAAATATGACAGCCGTAGATACGCTTGAAGATATGCACTGCCGTGACCTTGATAACGTTAAACAGGCTATGCAGGTGCGTAATGAGTTTAATGACGGTGTCTACAAAGAAATAAAAGAAGAGCTTAAATCTTTACATGAGCTTATGATGCAGCTTATACAGAAAATGCCGAAGCGTAGCGAGGACTAATGAAACAAAGTGATTTTACAGGACTACTTGATTTTTCATACAACGAGAAAAGCGTATTCGGAGAACATATTTGGCATAATGATTTAACGCTTGCTGGGACTGATTTTCGAAGCATGCGGCTACTACAGGACTTGCGATTTGCTGTTGATAAACCTATAGTCCTTCATGTAGCGTATCATCCGACAGGGCATTCAAGTAATTCAATGCACTATCAAAAGGTGGGAACGGCTATAGATTTTCATTTTAAGTCTGACGATTTTATAGGCGATATAAAAAAGGTGCTTTCATTCCTCGAAAATCGGGGGCTTGCTAATGAATGCGGCCTCGGTATTTACCCGGATTGGAAACCAGCGCCGGGGTTTCATATAGACAGACGCGGACTTGTCGGCAGACCTGCTGCTAAATGGGGCGCTATACGCAATGACAAAGGAAAGCAAGATTATTTTGATTTTGACACCGTGCTCATGTACGCGCATGGTGGGGGGCTAAGGTGAGAACATGGGGGCGCAAGGCACTTATTTATTTGGTAACGTTTGCGGGTCTTATCCCAGTTGGGTTTTATATGGCTACGGAAAACTATAGCACGCTGACCCGGAATATCGTCATACTGTCAATCGGGTTTTTTGCCGGTAACGCAGTTGAGCATATTGCAGGAGCGTTTAAGAAATGAAAAAAGCACTTGTTATAATAATTTTAATACTACTTTCAAGCTGCAAAACTGCTCAATTGGTATCACATGATACCAAAACGCGCGAAAATACTGCCGTTGTGCGGGAAATACAGACAGACACTACGCGCACAACCATACGAACCGAGTATGACGAGGGCGGCGCGATTGTTGCCGAAGAGGTGACAACAGAAGAGGAAAAGACAGTAACAGATACAAAAACAAAAACTGAGACAAAAGAAACTGTGCAGATACAAGAAAAAACCCCCGAAAAGAAAAGCCCTGTGCAGGGTGTACTTGAAATATTGTTTGTAATCGCCATTATCGCAGGTGTGCTTTTTTTAATCTGGCGTAAGGTCTGGCCAATATGAGCTTTTTTAATGTGGTATGCACACGGCGAAGGGTTGCCCCCGGTTACCGTGATACAACAACAGGCAAGTGGGTGGACGGGGCCTCAACAGATACCGAGATACAAGTAAGCATCCAGCCTATAAGTGGGAAGGAGCTTTTATCTCTTCCCGAAGGGCGGAGAGAGCGAGACAATATAAAAGGGTATACGTCTGCAGAAATCCGGGAACTTGACCCCGAAAGCGGAAACGGGGATTATATTATATTTGAGGGCAAGACATACAAGGTTGTTAATTCGCGGCCGAGAACATATTTACTCCCCCACTATCATTTTGAGGCAATGAAAGAATGACATACGAAGAGGCGCAAGCAAAAGTTTTTTCTGTGCTGACCGCAACCGGTGTTGTTGCTGCCGGCCACATTATGCCGGAAAACGACAATAGCCCGCGCCCTTCGGCTTCGGCGGTATACTTGACGTATGATTTTATTATGACCCCGGACGGGACACCAATATATACAGACCCGGATAATGCGGGGGTAAGAACGATTAAGCAGCGGTATATATTAGAGACTGATATAAACGCATATAATACGGGGGCAAGAACGGCTTTAAAAACTCTTTGGGAAAAGTTAAAAACTGATACTATAAAGTTACTTTTGATAGAAAACGGCTTAGGGCTTTTTCTTAACCCCGTTTTTCAGGATTTGACGGAATTACAAGACAGCAAATTTCAAGAACGCGGTCTTTTACAATTTAGTATGCACGCGATAAATGAACAAACGGAAACTATAAGCTATATTGACACTGCTGAGATAACATACGACATATAAAACGAGGTTTATAACATGGCAGAAAAAAAGACGATATTTGTAACGGTCACACTCGGCACGCCGACCGTATCGAAGGCGGGCTTCGGGACGCCTTTAATAGTAATAGCAGCCGAAGACACGGTATTTTCAGACCGCGTAAAAAGCTATGCATCACTTGAGGAGGGGTCCGCGGATTTTGCGAGCGGTACGATCGGCTATGAAGCACTCCGGGCGGCGTTTGAACAGCCTAATCCGCCGACAGTTGTAAAAGTCGGGCGAGAAGAGGCAGCGGACGCAAACTTTACCGCGACGCTTAACGCGATAAAGGCCGAGGATAACGACTGGTATTTCCTTACAATGACAAGCCGTGACGGCGCAGCGCAGCAGCTCGCAGCAGCGTGGGCGGAGACAGAAAATAAATTTTTTGCGTATGCTGAGGATGACAAGGCCGTACCAGTACAGACCGCAATTGAGGCCCTTGGCTATACAAGGTCATTCGGCGGCTACCATTCGACGGCAGACGGAACAACAAGTGATCTTTTCGCAGATATACGTTTTGTCGCGCGCATGGCGACCACTACGCCGGGCGAAACAACGTGGTCAGAAAAGAACGTTGTCGGGGTCACTGCCGATACATTTACCAGTGCTGAAATCACTGCTCTTGAAGCGGTTAACTCGTGGTATTTTATAGACACGCCGGGCGGGACGCTGCCGTATGAGGGTAAGACCGCAAGCGGTGAGTGGGCGGATGTTATACGTTTTGCCGACTGGCTTAAGGCAGAAGTTGAGTATAACATATTACTGCTTAAACTTACCAAAAGCCGGCAGAATAGCAAAGTGCCGTACACCTCGGCGGGTATTGCAATGTATGAGGCCGAAATCAGAAAGGCTTTCCAGCAGGGTATCACCAACGGCGGACTTGCAGATTACAGTGTGACAATGCCGAAAATAGGCGATGTGTCAACAGCAGATAAAACAGCGCGGGCGCTTCGCAATATTGATGCAGTCGGCGCGCTTGCCGGGGCAATCCTGTATAGCTATATTGACATTACTTTGGAGGCGTAACAATGACTTTTGACATAGATCAATTTAACGTAATCATAGCGGGGGCCGCGCCCTCGGATTTGGGCGATGGCGAAGTTTACAAGTTCACCTCAGACGGGGACGATTGGAATTTTTTGACTGGGGCGGACGGTGTGACATCGCGCTCAAAGACTAATATAAAATCAGGTATGTTTGACATAGTGCTTAAGCGGACATCTCCTGATAACACCCGGTTCTCCGGCTTAAGAATAACTGACCTCACCACTCCGGGCGGGGAGCCATTTACCGTTCTTGTAAAGGACAACGCAGGGTCAACCGTGTTGCAATCAGACGAGTGCTGTTTTGTCGGTGTGCCCGAAGCGGGTGAATCAAGTACCGAAGTTTCTACCCGGACTTGGCAGGTTAAAATGATGAATATTGACATAAATCAAATGATCATAGGCGGCAACGAATGACAGACAATTTAAAATCTATCACATTCGAGGGCTACAACGTGGATGTATCTCTTTTCGAGGGTGAGGAGTCTTTTAAAGTGCTGCACTTGTTGCAATCAAAAATCTTTCCGGCGCTTGCCTCGGTTTTTTCCGGGGTAGCAACTCCGGGGGATTCGGGGAGCATAAAAGACGCGCAAGTTAATTTATCCGCCCTTCGGGAAGGCATAGAAAACCTGTTTAAAAATATAGGGGATGAGGACGAGGCGTTCAAACTCGTCTCCCGAATTTTAAAAGGTGTTACTGTATATACCGGGAACGGCGGAAAGATTTTGCATCTTAATAACACCGCGGATTTTAACACCTTTTTTATGGGCCAAATTGAGCTTGCGTATAAGCTATGTTTTGAGGTACTAAAACTTAACTACCCTTTTTTTCTGGCGAACGCGAGGCTTTCTGGCCTAATGAAAGTAATGGGCACGTTCGGCGAGCGCGCGCAGCAGCAGCAAAGAGAAGGCGGGAACTCGGAGAAATCGGAGAACTCCCGGAAAGGATCCTCACAAGCTGGCCATACTGGCGGCTCAGTAGTAGCGAGCGTTTTGCAAAGTCAGACGTAGACGCGATGACGTATGCTGATATAATGGCATACAATGCAATATTAGATTTTGAAGATTTACACAGCGCGGCGCTGGATGAGTATTTTACCCCCAAAGAGGCTTAAAACTATATGACAGTGCAGGAACTTACAACCCTTTTAGGCTTTGAAGTTGATGAGACCGCTCTCAATAAATTTGAGAACGGTCTTAAAAAAGCGGAGAAAGTAGCGCTCGGCGTATCGGGCGCGGTGCTTGGCCTTGGTGTTGCCGCTGTCAAATTTGCCTCTGATTATGATGAATCGCTTAATAAAGTTAACGTCGCGTTTGGTGATAGCGCCGATACCGTGACCGAGTGGTCAAAGACAACGTTAAAAAGTTTTGGCCTTGCCAGCGGAACGGCGCTTGATGCCGCCGCGCTTTTCGGTGATATGGGAACGGCTATGAAAGTCCCAGAAGCCGCCGCGGCTGATATGGCGACAACGCTTGTCGGGCTTTCTGCTGATCTCGCGTCGTTTAAAAACGTATCTCAGGAATACGCGGCGCAGGCTCTTAAAGGCATTTATACGGGTGAGGGAGAGAGCCTTAAAAACCTCGGTGTTGTTATGAATCAGACTACACTCGCCGAATTTGCGTTATCTCAGGGAATCACCAAGCGTTTAAAAGATATGTCGCAAGCGGAACTCGTGCAGCTCCGGTATAAATTTGTTATGGATGCGACTGCAAAGGCGCAAGGGGATTTTGCCCGGACATCCGGCGGAGTCGCAAACCAAACGCGCCTCGCCACGGAAGGATTTAAGGAGGTATCGCGCGCGCTCGGAACATATCTACTACCCGCGGTAGCCGCAGCGCTTATCAAGTTTAACGGGTTTATAAGCGTGCTTGTTGGGCTTGATGAGCAGACAAAGAAAAACGTCCTTATAATTGCGGGGCTCGCCGCTGCAATATACCCGGCTATTAAAGCAATACAGATAATAACCGCAGCAGTAAAAATCGCAGCAGCAGCGAAAGCGGGCTATTTGATAGCAACAGGGGCGGCCACCGCGTCCGAGGCAACAAGTACCGCCGCGAAGATATTTGCAACAACCATAACAGGTTTTCAAACGGCAGCCACGTGGGCCTTGACTGCCGCACAATGGGCGCTTAATATCGCGCTGTCTGCTAATCCAATAGCCTTAATAATAATTGGGATTGTTGCCCTTGTAGCCGTTGTTGTGTTAGCGTACAAGAACTCAGAAACTTTCCGCAATATTTTAAACAGACTTTGGGAAGCGATAAAATCCGGGGCGGCGACTCTTTGGGAATTTGGAAAAGTCGTTTGGGAAGTCATGCAGCAAGCGGGCGCAGCCGTATATAAGTATCTTATTCAGCCGGTCATGAACGCAATCGGCCTTATAAAAAAAGCAGTCAGCGCGGTTAAGGGATTCTTTGGCGGGGGCGGCGCGCCTGCAGCCGGAAGCACGGGTCCGGGCGCGGGGCTCGGCTCGTCGGGGCCGGGCGGCGGTTTTTCTGCTCCCGGGGGCGGCGGAACGCAAAACTATAATGTTGATAGCAGCGTATCAATACAGGTTCCCGCGGGGACTCCTGAACAACAACAACAGTTTATACAGCAAGATGTCAGAAAAGTCGTGCGAGAAGAAAATCAGCGGGCGTACAGTAAGACACGCCGGAGCGCGGGGAGGGCTGAATAATGAGCTTAACGACGCTATTTTTCGGGCAGCGTAAGACTACTTCCTTCGGATTTTTTCAAGCGGACGTTTTAAAGTCTGAAAGAATCGATATGAAAGCAACAGTCACAAAGCACCCGGTAGAACTCGGATTCGAAATAAGCGACCACATAATTTTACAGCCGTTTCAAATAGCGGCGGAGCTGTACATATCAGAACAGCACGTCTCCGGCGGGGCGGGGTCGCGCGTGGCTAACGCGTATGAACTTTTAAAACTACAACGCGCAACAAAGCTCCCGTTTTCGTATGTCTCGAATCTGGAAGTGTTTCCATTTTGTTACGCCGAAGAAATAAGCGCGCCGCGGTCAAGTATGGACGGGGATAGTATTACGTTTAGCCTTAAGATTCAGCCGGTTGTTGTCCTTCCGCCGCTTGGGGTTCCTTTGCCGGTGGATATTGTAAGCCCGGTGGCCTTGGCAACGGTGGCCTCATTGGTGACATTATGACAGAAATTACACGTGATACGACAAGCAAAATTCCAGCGTTTCAAAAGCAGTATACGCTTGATGGGGCTGCATTTATATTGCGCTTAACATATAATAAGCGTGATGACTCATGGTATTTATCTATATTTACGCCGGAAATTGTAACAATACTCTCCCCTATCCGGTTAGTAAGTAAAATATTTTTGCTTAGGGGTAAGCGCGCAATACCTAACATACCGTCGGGTGATTTTAAAGTCGTGCAAAAAAGCTCGGATAACGCGGCAGAGATAACTTTTGATAATTTCGGCACTGAATTTAGGCTCTATTATTATGACGCGGATGAGGTCAGTTACTAATGTTTAACCGTGTTTTAAATGTAGCCGTTAACGGCGTTTTAATCGGAGGCTTGCGTATCGACTTTGATTTTTTGCAGAGCACACGGAAAAATACAGATGAGCCTGACAACGGGGAAATCAAAATATATAATTTGTCCCCATACACCCGAAAGCTCATAAGTAAAATTGGTAGCGCGGTTACACTTAACGCGGGGCATATTGACAACTTAGCCGCCCCGATTGTATACGGGACACTGACGAATTACAGAGAAGAGCGGACAGATACGGACATCGCCAGTATTTTAGAGATAGAAGACAAAGGCGGCGTATTCGGGCAAAATGCAATTGAGACAACAAAGCGTTCTTTGAGTTTTCCGCCGGGGGTGACGGCTAATAGTGTTATCGCAACAATAGCGTCTCTTTCCGCGCTACCCATCGCCTCCGTGCCATTTATTGATTACGTGTTTTTAGATGGTTACTCATTTTCGGGGCTTTTAAAAAGCGCGCTTGATGATATAGTATATAATGTACTGCGCCTTGAATGGCATATTACAAACGGGGCGCTTTATGTATTAGGTGATGATATACCGGCGCTCGCTCCGCCGCAGGCAATAACGGCACTTACTGGGCTTATCGGCGGGGTAGAAACATATTACGAAGAAGAACGGGGCAAGTTAACGCCCGTCAAAAAATATAAATTTAGAACGCTCGTTACTTCTCGGGTGTTTGTAGGGATGACTGTCCCGGTTGTATCAGTCGCGGAGAAAATAACAGCGGTTACAAAAATAGAATCAATACGAAAATACGGGTCAAACTGGACAAACGAATTTTATAACGATTACACCGGGCGGGCAATTGCATGAGTGAGAATAGCCTAAAAAAAGCGGTTACGGAAAACGTTCAAGCCGCGCTTGAAAATGTGCATACCTGTATCCCGGCCTCAGTTATTGCGTTTACCGGGACTACGGTCACAGTAAAAGTACTTGTCAATAAATTGTACCGGGACTTAACGAGCGAGAACGCGCCGGAGCTTTTTAACGTACCAGCGCGGGCTATGCAGACAAAACTTTGGGGTATATCGGGGGACATTACTCCGGGCGATTCCGGTATTTTACTATTTTCAGAGCGCGACATAACGATAGTAAAAAAATTAGGCATCGCAGCAACAGCGCCGACAAGCCGGAAATTCGACCTTAATGATAGCATGTTTATTCCGTTTGTGTTTTCCGAGGCGGTATTGCAGACAAAATATAGGCCGCTGCATACTCTATTATACCGGACGGACGCGGGCTTTGTAAATATTGAGAATGCTTCTCTGTCTCTTGCCGTGCTTATGCAAACAACGCTTACTGCGCTACAGACGCTTACGGCAACCCTTGCGGCGGAAGGCTCGCTTGCGGGTACTGCATCTTATACGGCGGTAAATGCGCAACTTCTCGCGCTATCGATACAGTTTGCTGCGCTTTTGGGGGCGACATAATATGATTGACTTTTTACGGGATAACGGGGATATTTCTTTTGACGGCGTGTGTATCTGCAGTAACAGCGATTACGCGGTACAGGTAAAGCAGCGTTTGACCCTCCGCCTTCAAAGGTTCTTAGGTGAGTGGTTTTTAGATACGACAAAGGGCATTGACTTTTTCACATACATAAAAGTCAAGAATCCAAATATTGAAGTAATAGATGCGGCGTTGAAAAATGAAGTGCTTAAGGAATCCGCGGTCAAAGAAATTGTTATTTGGGAAAGCACAGTCGACGCAAGAGGAAGGATTTTTAAGGTTTTACCGGCAACAAAATTACTTATTGACACCGGCGATATTATAGAATTCGGGGCGACATTATGAGTAGTACAATTACGGAAACCGGCTTTAATGTAGAGTTATACGACGATAAAATCGCTCGCATCCGCTCCACATATCAAGATTATTTCGGGGCGGAGCTTGACGTATCTGACGAGTCGATTATCGGTATGATTATAGCAATACAAGCGGCGGGCTTACAAGACTTGGATCAACTTATACAATCACTATTCTCGCAGTTTGACCCAGATCAGGCGCAGGGTATATTTTTGGATTTTGTCGCATCCTTTACAAACACAGAGCGGTTGCCCGCAGCGCCCACCCGCGCGGTTGTGTCATGCCGCGGGCTTAATGGTACGCAGATATTGACCGGTACGCAGGAAAAGCGAGTTGCGCAATCAAGCGGTCAAGTACAGTTTATATTGCAAGATGACCTTATAATTGATTTTACGGATGCAATTGAGGCGTTTTTCTCCGTTGTCACCGTACAGGATTCGACCGCGTACACAATAACAGTAGACACTACAGATTATACATATACATCGGATTCGACCGCGACAGAAAGCGAGATACTCATAGGACTTAGGGACGCGGTAAACGGCGGTTCCCAGAACATAACCGCAGAGCTTTCCGGTGCTGAGTTGTACGTCTATTCCGACGACTTTACAAATACTTTTTCCTTTGCTGTTAGTACTATAAACGTAAAGATTGAACGGTGCGGTTGCCGGGTGGAAACTCTCGCAGCGGCTAACGGTCCAACGCCAGCGCCCGCCGGGTCTATTGATACGATAGTAACCCCGGTTACGGGGTGGGTGTCCGTTCGTAATCTTGTAAACGGCACAACTGGCCGCTTAAGAGAGGATGATGACACCTTACGAGTCAGGCGGCGAGATAATCCGCAGGTCTCGCGCTCTGGTACTGATAAGGGCATACAGCAAGCAATTTTTGATTATGTCGATGGGGTTATAAATGCGCTCGTAACAAGCAACCGCGATGACACAACCGATTCTGACGGCGTTCCCCCTCATAGAGTGCACGCTATTGTTGAGGGCGGACTTGATCAAGATATTGTTGATACTATTTTTCCAGGGCTCCCTTCTGGAATAAAAACCTACGGCAATACGAGCGGGACGACAGTTGATGACGAGGGCGTTACACAAACAGTATATTTTTCCCGCCCTGTTGACCTGTATGTGTGGATAAAAGTAACGATTGATGTAAATACAGATTATCCCGGAACAGGCGACACGCTTGTAAAAGAGGGACTCGTAACGCTCGGCGCATCCCTTGCGGATATAGGCGCAGAAGTACGCTATCAAGAGTTATTTCCGGCGGTGATGTCCGTAGCAGGGGTCGACGAAATAACGTCTTTTACCGTCGCTACAAAAACTGATACATCGACGCCAGATCCCGGAGACTATGCAGAGCAAAATATTGAGGTGACCGCCGCGCAGCGGGCGGCGTTTGCAATCACTCGAATTGAGGTAACTACAGTATGATAGTTCCTGAGATAGCGGCGGCTTATACAGCACTTTTTAAATCGTTGCTCTTGTATCAATTTAAAGGAGCGGAGAATATAAACAAGCTCCTTGAAATTTTCGGCGATGAACTAAACGACGCCGAGGCGCTCGCATATAGAGCGGTATCTGCGTACTTCTGGGAAAATGCAGAGGGCGACATATTAGATACGTTAGGCCGGATAGTCGTATTTGACCGGGACGGGCGTTCTGATAGCAATTATAAAACATTGCTCCGCCTTAAAGTTGTGCTTAACGTTTCGGGAGGAGAAATACCCGCGTTATTATCCGCAATACGACAGATATTTAATAGCACCGAGACTATTTATTATCAAGATTTTGAGGATGATAGGCCAGTTGCTAAAATATTTACTAATGGGGATATAAACCTTACCGAAATATTTGAGGCGGGCATATCGGGCGGGTCTGATGTAATCGGGGCAACGGCTAACGCCTTGCAGGATTGGACGACGGATACCGGAGACACGTTAGCAGATAACAATTTTAACGTTATCCAGTTTTTTGCCCCGCAAATAGTAGCCGAGGACGCGCTCGGCTTTACGAGGGCGGACGCGCTTGACGAGCGGATTTTATACGATGTTCTCCCGGCTGGCGTGGGTTTATATTTTTTATCCACATGGGCGACAGAAAACGGCGATTTGATATCCGATAATAACGGAAATATAATAGCTTTTTAACGAGGTGATATAATGTCGATAATTACAATACCCAACCTTCCCGCGATAGCGAGCGGGAATGACTCGATGCTTTTTGGGGTCGATGACTCCGGGGTGACTAAGAAGTTAACCGGGACACAACTATTTGAGTATGTGGCGGATGAGATGGCTTCTGTGTCGACGCAAACAAGCCTTGCAGATAACATGACAATGTTTTTGCGCAATGTGTCGAGCGGGGCGGATGAAAAAACGACCTTGAACGTGTTAAAAGCGTTCCTTGACGGGGAAATAGGAGACGTAAAACACGTGCATGAAGACTTTCCAAACGCGCCAGCACAGCCCGCATGGTGGGCGGCGATGGACGGCTCTCTCATCAGTGACGCAGACAGCCCCTTTAACGGCTACCGCCTGCCAAACGATAACGGCGCTGACGTTGTTTTGACTGTTACGTGGGCGTCAGGTGTTGCGACAATCCCGGCGACAGATGTAACGGCGCTCGCGGTTGGTGATAGGGTCGCGGGGTCTGGTATTGCAGCCGGCGCGGTTATTGACGATATAACGGGCACGACAGTCACAATGTCGGACACCTCTTTTTCAGGGTCCAGCGTGTCAACAACGTTTAACAACCCCGGAAGATTTTGGCGGGCGGCTGAAACATCTGGTCCGGGTAAAAACGACGCAATGCAAAGAATTACAGGAGTTGCAAAATTTGGATCACATTTTTCGGGCCTAAATGGTAATCTTGCCAAAACAGTTAATGGTGTATTTAGTCTTAATAATAGTGGGTCTGGCTCTTATAATGGTGTGCCAAGTTCAGGTTCTTATGGCGCACGTGGTATTACATTTAATTCAGCAGATTCTATATCACCAAATCCGGCAAAAACAAACGACGAGGAGACCCACCCGGTATACCGTCAATACGTCGGATATATGAAAATTAAAAATGTACCATAGGAAACACTATGAGCGATAGACTAAAACACGAGATCGGGCTTGACGGATGGAACGATGTTTTCACTTCCATCGAGCATGAAAACAGCGCCGATATAGTCAGGTATTCGGGGAACGCGGGCGGGCGGCTTGCCGTTCGGCATCTTATCGAGCTATACGGCGAGGGGCTTTCAAACGTTATATGCACAGAAATCCCGAGCGACGGGCTAAAAAATGGTATATCTATTTCCGGGGATGAAGATGGCATTTTACACACGGCGCTTGAAAGTCTTCGGGTGTCCACTGAGTTCCACAACGCGTGGTCAATAGCGCGGGGGCTTGGTGGCTCGGTTATTGTTATGTCACTTGATGACGGCGGGGCGCTGGATGAGCCTGTGAACATAGACGGGATAAGCGCAATAACAGACCTCGAAGTATTCGACCGGTCACAGATAAAAATTGATACTACCTGTTTTGACACAGATACCGAGTCCCAATATTTCGGAAAAGTATACCGGTATCGGGTAACACTCCGGGATGGGCGAGAAACGTATATTCATGCGGACCGCTGTTTGTATTTTGCCGGGGACTTCTTACCTTGGGGAAAGAAAAAGGATAATGATTATTTTGACGGCTCTGTTATTCAGCGGTGTTATTCATCACTCACAAAATACGGCCCCGGCTTAGAGTACATAAACAAAATTTTAAAGCGCGTAAGCATTTTAAAATTTGGGATAACTGGCCTTGCCGAAAAAGTCGCAATGGGTAAAAGTGACGAGATCAAACAGCGCCTCCGCATAATGAAACAATCGATGTCAACCCTTGACGCGGCGGTATATGACGCGGACGGGGAAACTGTGACAAGCGAAACGCTTAACACGGCGGGACTATCTGACCTTATTAAGACGTTTATGATACCGGTATCAACAGAAAGCCGAATCCCTGTAAGTCGGTTATTTTCAAAACTTGTCGGCGGGCTCGGTAACGAGGGCGATTCAGACGAAAGCCGCTATTATGACCACGTCGGCCTTGAACGCCGCCGCGTGTTAACGCCAGTATATAACAAACTAATTGATTACCTATGCGCGGCTAACGGCATTGATCCCGGGTCGGTGTCTTGGGAGTTTAACCCGCTTAAGCAAACATCGAAAAAGGAAGAGGCAGAAATCAAAGAGAAACATTACGAGAACATAGTAAAGCTCTATGAAATGCGCCTTATAAATACAGAAGACGCGGTCAAGGCCATAAATGATTCAGGGTGCTCTATACTATCAAGTATTGATACTAACGAGGAGTTGTAATATATGCCTCTTCCGAAAGTCCGCAGCGGTGAAAACAAAACTAATTTTGTAAGCCGTTGTATGATAGATAACACTATGATACGAGAATTTCCAGCGTCAAAGCAGCGCGTCGCCGTGTGCATAAACTTATATGACGAGGCGACAAGGGGGGCTGATGCCAAAGAAAGCGCGTTGCGGCAGGAACTCGCCCGGCAGGGTGTTGATCTATCACGCAGGCGGATTAAAAAACCGAAGCCATACAAAGACCCCCGCAAGATTGAGGACACGTATCGCAAGCAGATATTTGCAATGGTTAGGGATATTAAGGCTAATGTAAAAAACTATATTATCCCTCTTCTGCCCGCGCTTGTCGAGGATTATACGCAAACTATCGCGTCAGTCGGGCTTGACGGGTATGTGGAAGACCTCGACACGGCTATGACAACCATTCGCGCGGTATCAGATAATAGTGTTAACGGGAAAAGCTTTGAGGAAGTGGCCCGCGAGATAGGCGCGGACATTGAAAGTTTTTCGCTGGAAGAGCATACAAAGGTTCTGACTTCGGCGTTGGGCGTCGCGCCGGTATCGTCGGAGCCTTGGATAGCAGCCAAAGAATCCGAATTTGTAAAAGAGAACGCCGCGCTCATAAAAGAGCTACAGGAATCCACGTTAAACGACATAGAAAAGATTGTCCGGGATGGCATACGCTCGGGGCTCCGCGCAAGCGAGATCGAAAAAGAAATTATACGTAAGATCGGGCTTGATACGCTTAAGCCGTCAACTTTTAAAATGTCGGCAGCAAACCGGGCGCGGCTTATCGCAGTCGATCAAACGCTATCCTACTACTCAGAGCTTAACGGCTTACGCCAACAAAATGTCGGTATCGATATGTATATTTGGCAAACAGCAAATGATGAGCGGGTCCGCGGTACGCCAGCAGATGACGGGGGCTTGTATCCAAGGGCCAAGCCCTCACATTTTGTTATGGACGGAAAGTTGTGCCGTTGGGATGACCCGACTGTGTACAGTGACGACGGTGGGAAAACATGGAAAAGCCGCGCTTCTATCGGCGGGCCGCTCGTACATGCTGGCCGGCCGATCCGCTGCCGCTGTTACGCGGAACCTTATTTTAAGGATTTACTCTGATGGTTATAGCCCCGCAAAAAGGCGCGCAAGAAGAATTCTTGTCAAGCAACGCAGATATTGCGATTTACGGCGGCGCGGCTGGCGGTGGAAAAACTGCGGCGCTTATCATGGAGCCGCTTCATTATATAAATGTACCCGGATACAACGCGACATTTTTCCGCCGGACATCGCCAGAGATAACCGCGCCGGGTGGTCTCTGGGATGAAGCGATAAAATTTTATTCGCCGCTTGGCGCGCAGATGATACAAACAGCGCCTAAACAGGCCCGCTTTACGCATGCAAAATGTGACTTCCGGCACTTACAATATGATAGTGACGTGTACAACTGGCAAGGCGCGCAGCTTTGTTGTATCCTCTGGGATGAGTTAACACACTTTTCAAAAAATCAATTTTTCTACATGTTATCTCGTAACCGCTCGATGTGCGGCGTCCGCCCGTATGTCCGAGCTACGTGCAACCCCGACCCCGACCACTGGCTCGCTGATTTTATGGAATGGTACATTGATCAAGACACCGGTTTTCCAATACCCGAACGTTCAGGGCGGATGCGTTATTTTGTCCGCGTTGGTGACTCTGTTATGTGGGCGGGGCAGAAAAAGCCTTTGTTAAAACACATAGAATTAACGGATGATGACCGGGAGGCAGGCATAAACCCGGAAAGCCTTATAAAATCATTTACGTTTATCAGCGCCTCAATTTATGATAACAGGATTTTGCTCGATAACGACCCCGGATATTTGGCCTCCTTAAAATCATTGCCCGAAGTTGAGAGGCAGCAACTACTATACGGCAACTGGAGGATAAAACGGACTAAGGGTGATTTTTTCCGCCGGTACTGGTTTACAACGCTACAACAAGCGCCGCCGGCTTCGCAAGTCAAAGCAGCGGTACGTGGCTGGGATAGGGCCGCAACCGAGAAGACAGAGAACAATAACCCTGACTGGACGGTGGGAGTTCTTTTATTACAGACGATAGATGACGAGTATATCATTGCAGATGTCCAGAGGTTTAGAGAGCGCCCAGCAAGGCGAGACCGGTATATTTTAGAGACCGCAAGACAAGATATTGAGAAGTACCCGTTTGCGCGGCAGATAATAGAGCAAGACCCCGGGCAAGCCGGGGTTGCCGAAAGTGATGCGCTTCTTAAGATGTTTTTAAACAATGGCATCCCGGCAAGCGCCGAAAAGGTCGGTACTAAAAAATATACTCGCGCGCTGCCGTTTTCGTCTGCCTGTGAAAACGGCTTTGTCTGCATCGTTCGGGGCTCGTGGAATGACAACTACATTTTAGAGCTCGAGCAGTTTTCAGACAATGAGCGCGATTACTCGCATGATGACCAAATTGACGCGACAAGTGTAGCCTTTAACCAGCTTAATGGGCGCTCTGCAAAGACCTACTCCCTTACCGGCATAAACACACTATAAGCGCAATGATAGCTGCAAGGTAAACCGCCCAAAAAATGGGGCACATATAATCCCGCGCTATCATTGTACGACACCTTTATGGGGCGCGGGCTCGTCTGTATCACCCGAAAGATGCATAAGCGCCCAAATTATTACAGTATCAAGATTTTTCTCTTCCCGGTCGCATAGCTCTTTTACATGCAAGAAAATGTCTCCTGTTGACCGGGTCGCAATATTTACAACAGACTGTTTAAGCATGACCATATTTTCGGTTATCTCCTCCGCGCTTTTTCCGATAACCTCGGATATTGTTTTTTGATTGTTCACGTTTCCCTCCTATTATTTTAATTTGTTTAATTTTCACCCCATTTTAGTATCAAATGATACTAAAATTTGCCTTTTTTAGCTGATTACACCGCTTTCAATTAACTTTTTATACGTATTGTACATAGCGTCAATATTGCCCCGCTGCGCAGTTTTGTAAATGCTGCCTTTTGTCTGGCCTATGGCATCACAGTGTTTTTTATCCGCGTGCGAAAGTAACACCGCGCGTAAATTTTGTTGCAGTAATTCATATTGTTTGTCCATCGTCCGCCCCCTCTTGCAGTGCGGGCGCGCGGTACAGCGCCCATAATAATGTTGGCAAATTTTCAAGGTTTATGTAACTCCCCGCTTTGTACTCTATAGTAAAACAATCCTCTTCGCGACCAAAGACCTCAAAGCTGGCGGTGCGGCAGTGAGAGCGTGTACAAAGGAAACGGAGTACAAAAGACATCCCCCCGGCGTCTGCGACTTCTTGCAGCGCCTTCTTTTGATGGGGCTCTAATTTTGCCGCTCCTTTTTTTGCTTCTATCGCATAAAAGACACCGCTTGCTAACATGTAACAATCAAACGGCTTTTTCTGCCCGCCGTAGGTGTCCGCTTCGCGGTATACATACGCAGCAGCATGCTTTTTTAATTGCCTTAAAAAATCCCGGAGTAACTCGCGTTCGGTCATTTATGGTACCTCCTTGAAATCTCGCTTTCTGTTGACAGCGGGAACCCCGGAAGCCACGCGGGGGCGGTGTTTGTCACGCTGTCAAAAATCTTTTGTTTCTCCTTTACATCCTTGCGCGCTGTTTGGCAGATAATTTCATCATGCACATGAAACGCGGTGTCAAGCCCCCTCTCTTGTAATCGTAGCATACAATCCGCGAGTATGTCGCGGCACATAGCCTGTACAACGTTTTCAGCGAGTAACCCGCCGTAAAGCTGAACGCGCCTATTTTGTGAGTGATTAAAAAAAGATACACCGTCCCCGCTTGCTTCAATGTCATGATAGAAAAGCTCACGGCCAGAAGGCAAGCGCACCGCAATGTATCTATTTTTTGCCCTAACTTGTATGTGTTTTCCTACGTATACTTTGTGATGTTCTTTGCGTCTGGAATAGTATAAAGAAAACGCGCTTTCAAGCTCATACCAAAACGATACGATTTTTCTATTAGCCCCGCGCCAGTCCTTTATTACGCGTACCATATCGTCTTCTGACAAGCCCAACTTATCCGCGCCGAATTGATACAGCGCCCCCACTGCGCCTTGATAGCCAAGAGCAAGCTCCGCGACCTTGCCCACTTTTCTTTCCTTGCTGCCCGGTTCGATGCTCGAAATCGGACGGTTTAAAATTTTGGCGGCTGAGGCCTCATATATTTTACCGTGGGTTTTAAAAACATCCAGCCGCCACGTTTCACCGGCAAGATAGGCGAGCCCCCGCGCTTCAATCGCGGAAAAGTCACCCATGATAAAAGTCTCTCCGGTCGGTGCTTGAATGAGACCGGGGAGTATCTTTTGTGCAGCCCCTAAAAATTCCGCACGGTCTGTCATAGCCGGAACGGCTTTTATAAGGTTGTTTATTTCCTTTTCATCCGTCCCGGTTTTTATGAGGTTATGCGGCTGGAAACCCCGGCCCGACCACCGGCCAGTATTAGCACCGAAATAAAAAAGCGTATAGCGTATACGGCTGTCTTTTGCAGTCATCGAAAGCAGACTTTTAAATTTCTTGACGCTTGACTTACCCAAAAATCGACGAAGTTCACACGCTTCGGCCACCTCCTTTTTTGGATTCATACCCAAAATTGTGTCAATAGTGTCTTTTCTGGTGTTGTCAACGTGCACACCGTTTTTTGCAAAAAATTCAAGTAACTGTTTGGGACTCCTTACATTGACACCTAAGCTTTCCGCCTCTTCCTCTGCTTTTACAGTTAACTCATCTAACTTTTTAATTACAGTCTGCGCGCCCTTAACGTCAACGGGTAGCCCCTCAACGTTTAACTTAAAATCTTGTAAGAAGACCGGACGCTCGAGTTTTACATTTTTCATATTTCTCAAAATAGTGTAAATCTCAAATTCCGCCCACGTATCAACACGGCAATATTCAAACATGGCCTTTTTATCCGCCCCGGTGAGAGGGCGTAATTTTTTTTCTTTTGTCTTGCGATCGGTGTACGGTTTTGAGTATTTATTGATAAGAGCCTTCCCGCTTGATAACTTTTGGTGCTTTACTTTTAACACCCGCGCCACGTCATCCAGCGACCCCGGCAACCCCACACATTTAGCCATAGCGCGTGTGCAATGCCAATTGTCAGCAAGTCGCATACGCTCTGGAAATCCGTGCTGCCCAATACATACGTTACAGACAAGCGCGTATTCAAAGAGCGAATTATGCGCAATATATACCGCGTCTTCTTTAAAAAATTCTTCTGGTACGGCTTCGCCCGGTTGCCATAACTTGGGCGCTTTCATCTCTGGGGTCATCCACGCCATGCAAAAAACACCGGTTGTCTCATGCTCTGAATACACCCACGCGCCCGCGGCATTAAGGTCGCAAAAGGAATATGTTTCAAAGTCAAAAATTATCTCAGTCATATCAATACTCTATCGCCTCCGTCTGCACCACTTAACCATTTCACATGTAATTCCAGCACTTCTTTTAGTTCTTGTAGTTCCATAGCTAAAATAACTCCTTTGTGTCTTTTTCGCCAACTGCTATTTTATAAAGCGTTTGTTTATCGTACAGGTCTGAAATGTTCTCTTTTCCCGCTAACCTTTCAACTTGCGCCGGGCTTTTGATCTTTCGCGGCTGATAGAGCTTGTCACCCAAAAAGCTGAGGCGCTTTTCAACTTCTTTTTCACTTATCCATTTTCTATGCCCCGAAGTCTCCTTTTTATACACCGAATCAAATCGCGTTCCGCTATCAATGAGAACACCGATTCTTTGTTCAACCGCGTCAAGAAAGGTTTTCATGTACGAGGACATAACAAAAATATCTTCCAAACGCTCCGCGCTTAACTCCTCAGCGCCAACGCCGGCGCAGCTTTTAAAGCCCTCGTACATCGCGTGCATTGCAGGGCATACCACAACGGCCGGACAAAACTTGCATTTTTCAGAAACATTGTGGCTGTCACTGTTTGCGCGGATATATTTAATCCTATTCGGCAGATCGTCGGCTGAGGTTTCAAGCGGCATTGACACCGTCCGGCGCAGGTCATCCCAGTAGCCGGGCTGTACAACATGACCGGTAAAAGTAGCAACAGCCGCGCCGCCGAAGCCTGAAAAGCTCAAAATATCGGCAGAAAATAAAAGCTGTTCATAGGCGCTTTCAGAGTAATCAAAATTTCCGGTCTTAAGGTCGATAATGTCTATTATTATTTCGTTCTTACCCTTTACCTTAGTTATGAGCATAGTATCTGCTTTAAATACGTTATCAACACCCAAACAGTCAAGGCGCTGTTTGCCCTCGACTACCAACTCACACTTACCGGACTTCCCACGCTCCCGGATAAGTTTTTTAAGATACTTACCGTATTCGTTTACCATAAATTTGGCGTCATCATAATACGGCGCGTTCTTTTGTACGTGCTCCTTTAGCGCCTGTATGACCGTGCATTTTTTCCCGCTTGCTATAGCATTCGCGAGAGTTTCTGCAGCCGCGTGTATCGCTTTACCACGATCGGCAGCCGTCTTAAATGGGTTGTAGCGCAATTCTTTTGATAGGCCCTCTTCTAAAGATACGGAGCCGGGGCACGCCATAGCGCGCCCGACCATTGATGCAGTTAATTTCATTTATTTTATTCTCCTTTTGATTTTTTATTATTTTTAGCAGCTTTTTACTTGTACTGGCATTAGAATATACCGCAGATTTTCCGCTAATTCCATAAGCACCGGCGAGAGCGGGCCGGTTACGCACACTTGGAAAAGATCGTCCGCGTATGTGAGTACATCCAAATACATAGTATTAATGCAGACACCGCGCTGCGCGAGTTCATACAACAGCCTACCAGTGTTTTGACCGTTTACGAGCTTATTTCTACCCGCGTTGCCTGATCCTGTAAATATATTCTCGGGGTCTACCTTTTCAGGGTCTGGCATAATTTTACTAAAATCAGGAAATTCAAATTCATCCGCGCTGTGAAAATTTAGGGCTATTTCGGATGCCTTACTTGATACAACTTTGTAAAACCCGTCCGTTTCACCCGCGAAATTTTCGCACGTAAGCACTGCCAAACGGCGCGAGTCCGAAGCGGCAAAGGTTACCCCCTCTTTGTAAATAAATTCAAATACCGGTTTTACTCCCTTTTTGTCTCGGCATAGATCAAGGATTTTAAAGCCCTTAAACTCGTCTTGCTGTTTGCTAATTTCAATCATTTTCGTACGCTCCTTAACTTTTTGTTATAAGAAGACAATATACACGGTTGCCTCATTAGTCAACCACTTTTATAAAAATTATAGAAAAAAAGTATACTTTTTTATGCTATACTTTATTTTTATGCTTGACCATAACGCCCGCTTTGCCTATAGTACTACTATGATGTTACAATCATAAATCAAATTTAATCACAGAGGTGATGCAATGAGCAAAAAAACAAGCCGTTTGAGACTTGACAACGTAAGGGTAGTATATCCGTCGCTTGACAAGCCAGCCAGTTTTGCGGGGCAAACAGAAGAGCAGGCGAAATACGGGATTAAGTTCCTCATCCCAAAAAGCGACAAGGCAGTCATTGACAGCATAAAGGCTTTTTTAAAAGCAAATGTTGACAACGTGGATAAGTGGTCAAAGACCGCGAAAGCGCAAGTGTACAAAACCGCTATCGATCAAGACCCGTATAATGATAATTGCGTTATAAAGGATGGCGACAAGATCAACGCGCGCAGACTGGACGAAGAAAAAGAAGCGGTTGCAGCGTTTGAAGGTCATATTGTAATTGGCGCTAACCGTAATCAAAAAATGGGGCCGCCTATTGTTGTAGACCGTAACAACGATCCAATTGACAAAGGCCTTATCGCGGGTGAAATCGTTTCCGGATACTGGGTTAATGCGTATGTCGATGCGTATTGTTACAGTAAACCAAAAAACGGGATTACTCTGTCACTGTATGCCGTTCAAAAAGTAAAAGAGGACGAGGTTTTCGGGCAGTCATCACCTTTTGACGTAGTTGAGGGGGACGACGAGGAAGAAGACGAGCCTACTTTTGGTTAGGCACAACACGCCGCCCTTGTGGGGCGGCTAACTTTTTAATGGAGAAAAGAATGCATTTTTTATCTTGGGTAACGAAAAAAGAAGAAAGCGACGGGGTAGCGATAAAAGACGGCTGGCTATTTCTTGCGGATAAGGCACTCCGGGTGTCCTCCATAGATGCTATCTCAAAACATGAGAACAGACAAGAAGAATTCCTCGTCGGCATAACCGTAGGTGGTGTTTGGCATACCGTCTACAGATCCGATTCAAGAGATACACGGGATAAGAATTTTGAATTATTGCGGGATTTGCTTGTAAAGGAGAGCAATAGAAACGAATGAAACTAAAAAAGATTTTTATACTTTTCGGCGCGGTGTTGCTTGCCTCTTTTGTCGTACACATATACTGCGCCGTTTCGTTATTTCTTTTGGGGCAAGACTGGCGGACGCTACTGCTGCCATTTTTAGGCGCGCTTTTTACCGGCGTTTTAGTGATAACGTTTTGTGATTTTATAACGCGTATGAAAGCATAATCACAAACTATGTGAAAAGTATTGAGCTTAGAGAATATATTGACCGTGGGGCTATGAGAAATTATTATCTTATGCAAGAACTAATCGAAAGTGAATTATTAATGTAAAAAGAGAGGACAAAACAAATGATTGAATTTAACGATGGCGATTGTACAGGTTGCGGGCAGTGTGTTGAGTATTGCACAGGGGTCGCATTTATACCAGAGCCGGGGTATGGCGTGCGCTTTATCGATGCTAAATGCCTCCAGTGTGATAGATGCGAAGTATCAGATATATGTCCGGGTGATGCGGTAAAACAAAAATAAAAAAGGAGGAGCGAAACGAATGAAACCACAAAAAAGGAAAAAAGTTCTCCGGCACTTGGAACTTACAGCAGATGAATCAAAGACCTTAAGCCGCCAAATATGCGAGATTAAAAAAGCACTTCGTCCGCGCGTTCGGGCAACAAATGCAGAAGTACTTTCCCGGCTCGTTATGTACGCGCTGCACAATGAAGCGGTCTTACATGATGTATATACTGACATCATAGAGGATGCGAAAGAAGAGATACAACAGCGGGCAAGGGGGCAAGAGTGAAACCGACCTTGCGAGCCGACCAACAAAAAGGAGTAGAATTTTTACAGGGCGTATTTGAAAAACACAAAGGCGCGTTATGCGCTGACATAATGGGGCTGGGGAAAACCGCGCAAGCTATACGCCTGATAAAGATGCGGGCAAGTTTTGATATGCCTGTATGTATCGCCGCTCCCGCCTACTTGGTGTATAACTGGCTTGATGAGCTTGAACTATGGGGCTGCAAAAGTGAGGTGTGCGTTATCGACAGTAAAAAGCAAGTACTTCATGATGCCGATATTTACATAGGCTCATACAACATGCTTGCAAGTGATGACATACACAAGCAGTTGTTAAAAAAGACCTTCTCTCTTCTGTGCTGTGACGAGGCGCATACGTTTAGGACGTGGAATAGCATCCGCTCGCGCCGGTTGCTTGGGACATTCCAAAACAAGAAAAGCAATCTTTTGTACAGGTCAAAAAATGCGTTGTTACTTACCGGAACCCCGATAGTAAATAGTGTTGAGGACATCTACAATATAGTGGTCCGTATCGCTCCGCAGGTGCTTAAAAAATATGACCGTATGGCATTCTTGGCAGCGTTTGCGGGATTTTTACAGTACTCGCCGTATGGGGTTAAACCTGTCGGCGTAAAAAATGAAAAGCAGTTACACAAGCTATTATCAAGTGTCATGCTTCGCCGCTCAGAAATTCCAGGCATAAAAGAGGTTATTCCGGCGCGGATTCCTTTACAGCTTAAGGGGTCAAAATTAAAGAAGTTCATGAAAGAGGAAAATGACTTTTTACAGCGGTACAGCATAGAAGTTGAGGACATCCTAAAGGGGCAAGACAGCAACACCCCGGCGGCTTGTGAATTTGCGGCACTCCGGACACAAACGGCGCTGCATAAAATCCCGCTCCTACTACCGGCAATAATTGACGCCTATGAATGTGGTTTACGACCTGTCGTCTACTGCTGGCATAAAGCAGTTCAAGAGGCGCTGTTTACCGAGCTTGACAGACGGTGCAAGGGGGCAAACATTGCTATAGTAAACGGCGCGCAGCGCCCGAAGTGCCGGGCGAGTATCGTCAAAAAATATCAAGCGGGTGAAATTGATATATTACTGCCGACTATTGGGGCGCTTAAAGAGGGCGTTAATCTCACAGAGGGGCGGTTGGTTATTTTTGTTGAGTTACCGTATACGCCCGCGGAAGTTGATCAAGTTATCGCCCGGTTTAATAGGACAGGTCAAAAGGGGTTAGTAGTTGCAAAAATGTTTTATTTTAAAGACGGGATAGACGCATATATTATGCGACTGCTTGACAGAAAGCGAGATGTTATACAAAAAAGTTTAAGAGATACTCGGTTTAAAGGGGAGGCGTAAAAGATGGAAAAAATAATACAGATACAGACAGATTTAACTCCAGAAGAAGTAAACGGACAGGGGGTTGTTATAAAATACAGTGTTATGATAACCGCGCTTACTAATTACGGTAGAGTGCTGCAAAAGACATACGCAGGAAACTGGAACGAAGTAGAAACAAAATCTTTTAAAAAGGAGGTGTGAAAGATGGAAATACAAGAGATTGCAGAAAAGGCAATTGATATAATGCGTCATTATGGACCTATTCATCAGCATAATAAATTTATTGAAGAAATTCAAGAGCTGCACCAAGCACTTGGCACAACAAATTATCAGAACATAACGGAAGAGTCGGCGGATTGCCTTTTAGTGCTGCTCCAATTTTATTTGATTGATGATAATATGAGGCGTGTAGTAAGGTACAAGGCTGACAGGACAATTGCGCAAATGATGGAGGAATGCGAAAAATGAAGAATAAAATTGATTTACAATACGGCGATTGTATAGAGCTGATGTCTAAAATGAGACCTGAAAGTATAGACTTAACGGTAACCAGCCCCCCGTATGACAATTTAAGGACGTATAAAAACAGTTTAACGTGGAATGAAGATATATGGAAAAGAGTTATTGAGTTGCTGTATAAAGTTACAAAACAGGGGGGTGTCGTTGTATGGGTTGTTGGAGACGCTACAATAAAAGGTAGTGAGACGGGTAATAGCTTTAAACAAGCTTTATATTTTAAAGATGTCGGTTTTAATTTACATGATACTATGATATATGAAAGTAATAAGCCTCCCTTGACGCATAACAGATATGAACAAAAATTTGAATACATGTTTATATTTAGTAAAGGAAAGCCTAATGCTTTTAACCCTTTTAAAATACCTTGTATCTATGCTGGGTCGTCGACAGATAGGCCAGAAACGAAAAAAGGCAGCAGGAGAGAAAACTCCGCGATAAGATCAAAAAAAGGCACGGGAAAAAGAGTTAAAAATGAAAAGATAAAGGGTAATATCTGGAAGTACAAAACCGGCGGCGGACTTACTACAAAAGACAGAGAAGCTTTTAAACATCCTGCCATTTTTCCAGAACAATTAGCAAACGATCATATAATAAGCTGGTCGAACGAAAATGACACGGTTTTCGATCCATTTATGGGTAGCGGGACTACTGGGAAAATGGCAATATTAAACAATAGAAATTTTATTGGTATCGAAAAAGTAAAGGAATATTTTGATATAGCTGAAAAAAGAATAAAGGAAGCGTAAAAAATGAATGTACTTAGTTTATTTGATGGGATAAGCTGCGGGCGTCTGGCGCTTGACAGGGCCGGTATAAAAGTCGATAAATACTACGCGAGTGAGATTGATAAATATGCTATGCAGGTCAGTTCTAAAAACTGGCCGGATATTATACAACTCGGGTCTGTAACTGACTGGAAAAACTGGAATATAGATTTTAGTAGTATTGATTTACTACTTGCCGGTTTCCCGTGTCAAGCGTGGTCGGTTGCGGGGAAACAAAAAGGCGACAACGACCCCCGGGGCGCGTTAGTCCACGACTTGATAGATATATGGCAAGAAATAAAAAAGCATAATCCGAAAGTAAAATTTTTATTTGAAAACGTGGAAATGAAAAAAGAGTTTTTACAGTATGTAAATAATTTGTTTGGCGTCGAACCTATATTTATAAATTCAAGAGTGGTAAGTGGTCAAGATAGAAAAAGGTATTACTGGACAAATATAAATGGAGTTACACCGCCAGACGATAAAAATATAAACGCTATTGATTTGTTGGAAACACCGGGGTTTTTTGGAGCTATGCGGGGCCGCCGTATAAATGAAGATGGTAAAAGAAGTGATTATAATAAACGTATCCCAATAGTTCAATATATCGAATGTAGAAACGATAATAAATCAAATTGTATTACTACTGTACAGAAAGACAATGTTATAGTAAACAAGAAAGTAAAAAGACAATGCATAAAAGATATAGAGTATAGATACCTAACGCTTATAGAATGCGAACGGCTGCAGACCTTGCCCGATAATTTTACAGCGGGCGTCAGTAATACTCAACGGTATAAATGCTTGGGTAACGGCTGGACTGTCGATGTCATCGCGCATATATTTAAAGGATTAATAAAAAAGAGGAAAGCGGAAAAGTGAACTTTTTCGGCGCTTTAAGCGAAAAATTGGTCTCAAATGATACCAAAACAAGCGAAAATGATTAAAATTAAACTATCAGGAGGGTAAAAAATGAATGACACACCCGTACAAACGAAAACATGCACAAATTGCCGCCGGGCAAAATGCCTGTTAGATTTTTACAAAAACGCCGCGTATAAAGACGGGTATACGTCACATTGTAAAGAGTGCCGGCGGGCGTATGAGAAAAAACATCGAAAAGAGCACCCCAGAAACCCGCAAAAGGTATCTGCCTATCATCGAACGTATTATCGTGAGAATAAAGAGGCGATACTTAAAAAACGAAAGGATTGGTACAAACAAAAGCAAGAGAGACTACAAAGCGCAAAGGAGAATACGGAAAGATGAAAATTTGGCAATACAAACAGATAGACCCGACGGACCCCGAATGGAATGCTTACAAGATCATAGAGTGGTATGGGCCGAATGATGACGATTACGAATACGTATCGACTCATGTAGTCAATGAATCGGACGCCCGCTTAATGACAACAGCGCCAGAAATGCTTGATTGCTTGATTAACGCTATAAAAACACAAAAAGAATGGGTGAACATCTGTAATTCGTTAACCGAGAAAGCCGGGGCGGATAATCAAGAAGCTAAAAGCTGGAAAAAAGAAGTTAATCAAGAAATCTTGAAGACTATCGAAAAAGCAACCGGAAAAACTATTGAAGAGGTGTTGAAAAATGAAAACTGAACTCATAGACATAAAACTTGTAAAAGTACACCCCGAGCTTGACAAGCACTTCAAACGGGATGAGACCACGATTGAAAACCTTAGGAAATCGATGGAAAAAAGGGGCTTTGATAAAAAGCACCCACTTATTATCTGGGAGGAGACCGGGTATTTAGTAGACGGTCACACCCGCCGGGAGGCTGCAAGGCGCGCCGGGATAAGCTACGCTCCAGCCATATTCGAGAGCTTCGCGTCTATAGAGGACGTCAAGGCGTACATGGACAGGACACAGTACCACCGCAGGAACTTGTCACAGCGCGACCGGGTGGAATTACTGCAAAGAGACGCGGTGTATACAGCAGCAAAAAATAAAAAGCAATATATAGTGGATCACATGGGGGTAAGTCCCGCCAGCGCCGCGCGGATTATGGCGATACTTCGGGATCCTGAAAAGCTGCGGGCGCTGATGGCAGGCGAGGCCATATCAAGCGGTAAAAAGGCCAAAAAGAAAGAGGGGGTGCAAGAACCATTAGAGAGTGAAAAAAGCCCGGTAGAAATGCTTTCTGAGGCTCTCAGAGCCTATCAGGAGGCAACGGGGGAGACGTTGACACCCCGGAAGTTGAAAGAGTTGTTGAGATAGCCGGGAGAAACCCCGGCTTATTTTTTTTATTTAATACTCTCTGTAAAGGTACTCAGGCGGGCTTATTCGCTTATCATATCGAGAAATTTCGTTCCTAACCTCTATAAAAGGAATGTCGCGATTTAAGTAATCAGCAATACCCGGATTGTCGTCCATCCCGCACTTTAAGCAAGAATACCAATCTATAATGCGGGTTAGCTGCCGAAAACCACACTCTCTGCATTCATAAAGACAAAGATCGTCCTCATTGGCAAAGCCGAGTTCTGTTAATA